GGGAAATAATCTTTTCGTTCACCATCTCTGTGGATGTCGCTTGTGATACAGTGTAAACCACCATCCCAAAAATACCTGTGTCTAAAGTTTACAATGTGTGGTGTGATGCCATGTCTTTCAAAGGCATCAAATACTTTCTTGTTTACATTATTGCACACAACATTCTTTTCGTCAATGACTAGCATGTTTACATCAAACACAGTCTCTTCAACATACGTTACCCAATCATCCATCCACTCGTTGACAAAATCATAGAAAGAATCATCTGCATCTGGTACCCAATATCTTCCTCTCGTTTTTAATTTCTTATCCATGAATGGTCTGACCTTATTCCAACTTTCTCCTTCCAAGGTTACGACTTCCCAATTAGGAAATGTCTCTGCATATGTTTGTGCATTCTTGAGTGCTACTATAAGACCCGGTTTTACTGCACACATAGCACCGTCAGAATGACCGGGGATAGATACTGGATGAATCTTGTAATCGGGAAATAATTTTTTCCATTTTATCATGAAATTATCTTCATTTATTTTACTGATTATATTACCAAGAGCAAAGAACAAATCCTTACCCACTCTGATCATGGATGCTGTGTTTAGATATTGATCGTATATGATTTCATTACCATTATCTCTAACATATTTTTCTAAAGTCTTATAAGGATATGTTTTATCATCATGAACATATTTGGATGTCTTTCCTATTGTGTTTGTGTATCCTTGAAATATTACATTCTTGAGATCATCAATGTCTATTGCATGTAATATATTTTTCACACTACCATGCTTCAAATCCCCTAAAGTTTTTAGGAGCATCGCTTGAGTGGTATTTGACACAGGTCTTCCGGGAAATGTAAGATCATAAACATAATTCAATAACTCTTTATGAAAATCTGACATATTATTCATCTGCAATGAACTTGTATTCATTATCGATTTGAGTTCCCATTCGACATCAATATTTTTCCCAAAGTTTTTTCCGGGCAAGAAAAACTTAGACCCGATCATCGCAGTATAATCTCTAGGAACCATGGGCGGTGACTTCATACTTCCATCAGATTTACGATAGTCCTCTGGGTTATCTGTAATGTCAGTTCTTATTACATTTACATCAAATTTTTCTAGTAGTGATATAAGTTTCTGATAGTCCTCTTCAGTCTCCTCTGCTATGCGATGGAAGACACCTCTTACTTTTTGATTTTGAATATAGTTGAAGTACTCAGGTGGGTAACATTGACCCACAACACAAGTCTTGAGTGGATCCCAATGCTGATGCACTGATAGCATAACAATTTTTTATTATTTAGTTCGCCTTCTACAGCATGGTTTGTATCTGAAAGAAGACAGTCCTGTCATACTACAGAGTAACTCTAGCACCTTTTCCTTATCATCTGCTTTGAATAAAGTATAATCACCTTGTCTTGTTTTCCACCACTTACCTTCGTATCCTGCATCAGTAAAATTGTTTAGAAATGTGGTGGCATCATCATATCTAAAATTCATTTTCAATGCCTGTAGTGCTGTAGCATATGCCATCTGATCTCTGACACCACCCTTCTCATACCATGTCCACCACATCTCATTGAACTCTTTACGATCCTTTCTCCATAAGACAGTGCATAGTGGTGAAAAGAATCTCTTGAAATCAAAATCTAAATCAATGAGTAATGCTGTGTAATTCATGATCTGATTCTTACTCCACCATCCGTTGTTATAATATTCCATCATCTCATTTAGATAAGAGTGTTTGTGTGGATGCTGTAAACAAAACATCTTATCATTATAGGTAGATAATATTTCTTGACTTATCTTGAAGAAAGGTTCTTTGAGTAAATGTAATTTAGTAGCGTCAACATACACACTCTCATTGAAAGGACAGTTGATCTTATAAAATCTTGATGACCTTATTGGATCACCACAATCTTTTCCGGGCATCACCTTCCATGGTCCCACTGCTTCTGCCTCACCAAAACAATAGTACTCATGACCATCAGGCATACTCTCCGGTAACTTACAATAATTATTTGTAATACATGTGTATATTATCACTGAATGCTTCGCATGAAATCGTGCTTATGTTTTATATAGATTCTTGACATACCAACGTATGATCTCATAGCATTTATAAACTCACTTCTATACTTCCACTGATCAAGTTCTCCTCTTTGTGGGTGCTTGCCCCTACGTCCTACCTTATTATAATAACCCAGTGGAACACCACACTCATCTCGATTCTCTACAATCTCAGGTTGTAACTTGTTGAGTTGTAGTGCAGCGTCCAAAGAGATTTGATCTCTATTGACACCTATCTCAAAGTAATGCCACCATGAATCACCAAAGGTTCTAGCAGTGTCATTGATTGTTCTGTATAATATAGTTCCTAATGGACTTCTATATTTTCTAAAGTCATATCCATCTTCATATAATATTTCTGTGAGTTTTATACCCTGATCAAATCCAAAGAAAGAACATTCAAATCCCTCTAACATTTCATCATAAAAAGAAAAGTGATTAGGATGCCTCAGTATGGTGAATGGAAACTTTGTCTTCGCTATCTCAACAAACTCCTTTGTCATCTTATAACAACCATCTATCCAGACAGTATCCTCACCCTCATCAAAAAACTTATGTGGATTAATTTTAGGGTATGCTGACAGTCTTCTTGGACATTCTATATCAAAATCTAACCCTATAAACTCCCATGGTCCTTTCTTTTCAACTTCTCCTCTATAGAACATAACATACTTTACTTCTGGATCATAATAGTGATCAGAAATCTGATCATACCCATCAGTGATGCAAGAATATATTATCATAATGCTGCTCTTAGAATCCTACGTGCCTTCTTTTTGAATTCAGTTTCGTTTTCATTGATAGCAAAATCATAAGACTCTCCATAGGTTTTTACTCTAGTTGATTGTGATAGGTCAACTTGTACTGGCACTCTTGGTATTCTATCTTTACCAAAAACAAGATACTCTGCTATGCCTGCTGTTGCTTGTCCTATATGATGACAGAATTCCCCATCTACAAAATGATACCCCCAATAATATTCATTCCATTCTCTTATCCTTTTTGTGTTGTGTCTCCATATGCAACAGTTTATCGTGTGGTCGAAGTATGATGCTTTGAATCCAGATGCAGCAACCTTTTCACACCATCTATACAATCTCTCCTCTGGTACAAATCCGACACGATACTGCTTCAATACTTCTCCTAGCAAAGTTCTCTTAGCAGGGTGATTCATCTGTGTTATCTCATTCTTTTCTAAAAATTCTTTTGAGTTCTTTACAAACTGCTCTGTCATAGTATAACATCCATCAATCCACACATGAGGTTCATCAAAAAACAAATGGGACATACATCTCGTGTGATATGCATTTAGTATTGGATCATCATACTTACAATCTAATTTTATAAATTCCCAAGGACCTTTTTGTTCTATGGGTTTATCATAGAACATCACATACTTGACATCCCCATCATAAAAATGATCGGGGATGTTGTCGTAAGCATTAATGTTAGCGGTGAATATTATCATCCGTTCAATTTTTCTGGTTGTGGTGGTACAACTCCTGCCTTCTCTTGAATAATTCTGGTGGTTACATTTCCGGGTTCTCTTAGGAACCATCCAGTAGCGATGTACTTTGGAATGTCACCTGTCAAGAATGATCCACGATGCATATGAGTATAAGTTGCTGGCCAAAAAACTATTGTTCCTGCTGTTGGTTGGAAGGAACATTTCTGATGTAAGAAATCAGTTGCACCACCATTCTCTACTGGTATATCATTTAGATAAATCATCCATGTCAATACTCTGTCTCTGTATATAAATGAACCATCTTCACAGTGCCAAACATGATATCCTCCTCCCGCTTGTGTTTTCTGTAGTTTACAAGTCCATGATGCTACAGGATCAGAACTGTCTATGATACCTTTATATTCATTTGCATAATGTTCAAACCCTCCACCAACTACCTCTGTGCACCGTGCTGCCATACATGTATCTGCTACTTCAAGATATAATTGCTCATCCTTTCTACCCATAGCACCCTGTTTGAATTGCTTACTGCCATCATTTGTTGCATGATGCTCAAAGTGTCCACCCATAAGATCTTTTTTGACATACTTGGTTTCATTATAGTATTCAAATGACTGAATTAAAATGTCACAAAATTCTCTTGACATAAAGTTTTCAATGACACCGATACCATCATTAAATTTCATCTGATGTTCTACCTGTGTTATAAGTTCTATATGTTGAGGTGGTAGAGGTTGTGCCGGTGTGTTAGGTAAATCAGTCATTATGTTTGTTGTTGTTGGTAAACAGAAGGTGGAATACGACCAACGTATTCATCTAATTCCATGAGTTGTTGGAGTTGAATATCTTGACCACTTGATGACCAAAATTCTTCTAATCCTTTCTTACTATCTTTGTGGAAGATGTCAATGTGTTCTTCATGTATTGCAGAACCCATGTCAAGTCTATAGTTTAGTATTGGAAGAGCATAAGCCTTACCACTATCTAAAATCAAATCTTCGGACACTGCTCTAGGTCTGATGTTCTGATCTATCTTCCATAGATCACCTCTTTGATGACATCTTAGCACTTTCTCAGCATGATGTCTAGTTATGAGGTAGCATGCAGCAGAGAAATCATTGATGAATCTATGATGTAATTTTAGATGTATGCCATTTGGATTTATGATTGTAAATTGACAGGTGTCAGTATTGATTGGTAAGTTTTTCCTTATTTCTCTCCATGTAAATGTCCAGTGTTTGACTGGTGACAAATCAATATCATCCTCCATAATGATTACTTCATTATGTGTGGTTTGATTTACAAAATATTTGAGTGCACTCAAGTGAGTAAGAACACATCCTATCTCACCGGGATTCATATTATCAGGCACTCTTCCTTTTAGATATGAAGATGGATCATCTTCCTTACCATCTATCCCTACTATACGAGTATGATCTTCGACACCCCAATACTCTAAATGGTCAACCATATACTTCTGCCTATCTTGATATCGATCAAGGTTCAACCATAAGACTGGTGGGAAACCATCTAACTTTGATTTACTTTTGTTCTTGTCCACGTCTCACCTTCATATAATCAATGTTGTCATAATATTTTTCCAATGCTTTCTTACCATAGAATTTCAACTTCTCCCACTCTTTTCGATTGTCTTCTATATGTGGGTTTGTGAACCATGAATTCTGTGTTCTTTCATGCTCAAGGTGGTATATGTAATCATTGATTCTTATAACTTTAGAACAAGTATTGAATCTATGGAACCTTTCATCATCTTCATATCCATATGATATGAACTTTTCATTCTCCATACCTAGTCTAATATATTCTTCTCTATCAAAAAACTGAGCGAAACCAAACTTAGCATCGTGTTGTTTCACTTTACCATCGAAAGCATGAAAATTGAAATTAGAATTTATAAACTTACTGACTGTCTCATCATCTGCAAAGGTTCGTAATTGATACTCACCATACCCATAAGGATATACACACTTTACCTCTTCTGGTATAGTACCCTCTGGTGAACCGGGTGGAACATATCCATTCTTCAAAAATGTATTTGCATAGAAGTGAGTTTGTGAAGGTAACATAATATCACAATCATGATTGCAGACGTAAGGTGTCTCTGCCATCATCACCATGTCATTTATTAGTCTTGTTCTATGAAATATAAACTCATCAGTTTGTTCAAATACATGAGTTAGTTTTGACAACTCCTCTTCATTACATGCTATCTTCAACTGTGGCAACACAGCACTCTCAAATATAGATTCTTTATCAAACTCCTTTATTATGACCGGTGCATTTATATTTCTTAGCAAATAACACACAGTGGTTATTATATTTCTCATCCTATCAGCACTTTCAATCCTCAATGGAATTAGATATGTGCAGACAGGTAATTCAACCTTGCTAAAGTCTTCATTCATTTGAAGTTGATCACCTATTTGAGGTGTTTCCTTTTCATTTTCTTGAGTCATAATACCTCCCAGTTTTTACAGTATAAGTCAGATGTGTTATGGTTTTTGGTGTACCCTATACCAAACCACTTCTTTGGTGCAATGATTCTCTTGTCAGGGTTACGTGATAAGTAAGATCCCCACCAAGA